GCGTTAAGCAGATGTGACCTTTTCGTATTGTGCAGCTGTAACACTGATGCGCATAAAGCCCTTGGCTTCCCCGCGCTCCTCAATCTGGGTGATGTGCCCACTAAACGCATACCCATTACCTGTGAAATCAATCTTAGTGCCAATTGTAACAGCATAGGCTGAAGGCACAAGACCTTCCACAGTCAGATTTTTGCGCTCATCTGAATAGCGTATTGCAATCACTTCACCTAGGGCATTTGTCACTTCATCAGCATTACCATAGCTAATGCTGGTGGTATAGCTTTGAACAGTTAAGCCTGTCACAGTGCCAGCTGTGCCATAAATGTGGGCTGTGCCCTGTGTCTTAATTGCCATTGGTATAGTGGTTTAATAATGCACCAAAGGTCAAACACACCATCAGGTGTTACTCAGGCAGATCAGCACATCAAAGGCCAGGGTGGTCATAAAGGCGCGCTCACCCCTGCCTTCATCCAGGCTGGTCTGTGTCACATCATAGCAAGTGGCATCCCCAATGGTGACATAGCTGGCCTTGATGGTGGCCAGGTCATTCATCAGCCCCATCACATCCTGGGAAGCTTCCCTGTGGGTGGCAATGGTGTCATCATCAATGCTATTGAAGATGCCAATATTGACCTTGCACACATAATTGCCCAAGCCCTGGGAGATCTCACCAGGGTAGGCTGCACTCTCACAGCTCACAATGATGCTGGGCAGCTCAAGCTCAGTGGCTGCTTGGCCTTTAAAGATTGTATAACCATTAAGGGCAGCTTCTGCATCAAGCACAGCAGCCAGGGCATCTTCAGTGATATTCAGTGGGGATTTGGATGGCATAAAGTGTTAGGTAGGTGATCTGCCTGTGTTGGCTTTCTCAATAGCAATCCGCATAAAATGACGCATCCTAGCAGACATTTTTCCAGCGCGCACACCAATCACAAAACGCCTAGTGCCTGCGAGGTAGCCCACCCCAAAGATATTGCCCAGGTCATTGCGCACTGTCATATGCACATCATTGGCTGCTCCATTAAAGATATTAAGCCCCACAGATCCGTGGCCTGCAGGGTGACGGGAAACCCAGGTGGGCATCTTACGCAGGCCAAATTTCTTTTCCACCCCATTGATCTTAGGTGTGCCAATCTTATTAATGGCAGAAATCCAGCCTGCCTTCATAAAGCCTACCCTAAGCTGTCTGGTCTTAATGTATCTTTCAATAATCTGGATGGACGCAAAGTGGGGCTGCTCACCCTTCACCTGGCCTGTGATTGGATCTCGGCCACCATTCTTTCTGATGCGTCCTTTATACATCTTTCTGATGCGATCGTGGCGCGCCTTCAATGCACTGTCATTTTCAATGATGCCAATGCGTCTGCCACCAAATCTGCCAAATAGATTTTGGGCGCGTTTAAAGGCGCGCTCAGGGTTTGTATCCTGCCAGATCTTCATTGCCAGCCCCTGTGTCTTTGGTGGCTTGCCCATCCTCCACTTGGTAAATTTGGCCAAGCTATTCTTCTTTGACCCCATAGCTGAAGCCAGGGTTTTGCTATCCTCACCCACCACTGTCAGCACATCATTTGCAACAGCCCAATTGCCCCAATGCTCAGCAATCTTCTTATCACCCTTGCCACCTAGCTTGCCATTAAGTGGTGGGCTGAAATCAATGGCAGCGCGACAGGTCAAAGCCCCTTCCTCTTTTACCAGGTCAATGCTCATCTGTTTTGTGTAAGCACCAAAATCAGCATACACCTTTGTAAGCTGCGCGTGTAGGTTTCGATTAACTGTGATGATGATATCAGACATAGCTTATCTGGTATTTTCATCCACCACTGTCAGCTGCACCCAGGCAGATCCAGGCTTTCTGAAAGGCTTGCTGGTGATCCTGAAGATACGGCCAGCCCAGGTGAGCTTCTTGCCAAAGGCCATATCAGCTGAAGCAGCCAGGGCTGCAGCTGTGGCTGGGATCTTCACTGTGGTGCTGATCTGATCCATCAGGCCACCAGCATCCAGGGTAGGATTTAGGGTGGCATCAGATACCATAGCTGGGAAAGTGTTAGCCCCAATGGTCACTGTCTGCCCAGCTTCAGCTGTCATAGCTGTGGCATCAGCCAACATCATTGCAATTAAAGCTGCATCCATATCAATGCACCAAAGGTCTATTAGCTTTGCTGGCATACAGGGCTGGCTGGCTGTGCCACCTGGCTTGCCCCAGGAAGCCTTTGCCCTGGCTACCCCTGACCAGGATACCCACCAAAGCAGAAAGCCCCCGCCAGGGTAATCTGGCGGGGGCTGGGTGCTTAGCTGTTGGCCTGCTGGGTGCGGGGGTGTCTGGTGTTATCCAGGTGGAAGTGGACAATCCACTGCTGGCCATTGGTGTCATCCTTTGCCCAGGTGTCTGCCCTTCCTCCGCAGCTCCATTTGTAGTTTCTGCCTTCCCCAATCCAGGTGGCCACTGCCTCAGCCTTCTCCTTGGCCGTAGCCAGGGGGCAGCTTGAGTAGGTAGCCCAAGCCCAATTGCCACCACCCCTGACATTATCAGGGATGAAAGGACAGGCTGGGCTGGCTGGTTTCGGGGAAGCCTCTGCAGGCTTGGTGGTGATCTTGCGTTTTGTCATTGTGTGTTTTGGTTTGTATCCCTGGCAGGCTTGCGCCTGGCCAGAAAGGTAATCACCACCATCAGCTGTCAAAGATCAGAGTGATATGCTGTCTATCACTTCTAACATCATAGCACATCATTTGCTTTTGTCAACACATCATTTCTACAGCTCCAGGCAGTGGACACAAAAAAACCCCACCATTTCTGGTGGAGCTTGATGATCAGCTAAGTGCCTAAGCTTAGGCTGTCTTTACTCGCTTACCAGCTGTGGCGCGCGCGGTCTTGACACCAAAGCGCATTGTGGCCGTGAAGCGCAGCACACCATCTGTATCCTGTGCGCGCAAGACCTGGACAGACAGACCAGAAGGATCAGTAGCTGTGGACACATCACCAGGGAACATACCAGCATAAGGCAGACCCATACCAATTGCGAGTGCGTCAGCACCGCAGGCAAAAGCTGCGAGATTTTCAGAATTGGTAGGAAGGTCAGTGAATTCAAAGACCTGGAAGCCAGCAATCGTGCCGATCAGACCAGACGAAATCAGGGAGGATTGACCAGCCTGATTGAAAGGAGCTGTCAGGGTAGCATCCTTGCGGAGCGCGCCAGCATAAGCACCATTGACCAGGAGGCAGCGGGGATCACCAGCCTTGGCATCATTGAGATCTGTATTGAGATCAACGACCTGGGCATAATTGAAATTAGCTGCAGTGATCACTTCATTGGCCGAGAAGTTAGCATTGACCAGCTCAGCACCAATCAAGGCGTGAAGCTTCTTAGAAAGCTGGTTGATGGCTTCAGGCACAAAGGCGTTGGCCAGGTATTGCTCACCATATTCACCCACTTCATCAGGAGTAAATTCCTTGGTGCTGTGGTAATGTTTAAGAAGCACTGTGACACCTGTAAGGTCTGCGTTGTCACCTTCCTTATAGCCACCATTGGCCTTGGAGAATTCCTTGGCAACGCCACCCGAAACCAGATTGACCTGGATCGACTTGCCAACGGCATTGGTGGTGAGGTTTGTGGAGAAAGCGGAGAGGACACCCAAGCGACCCTTAAGGCCAGCCAGGACGATTTCGGAGAGAACAGCAGGAGCTGCTGTGAATGTGTTAGCCATTTGATTTAGTTATTTAGGTATTAGAGTTAGGGGAAAAATTAGAAGCCAGGAGCAATGATGCTCTTGTGCTTTTGGAAGAAGGCTTGGCGCTCAGCACCAGGCTTCATTGCCATAAAGGATGCAAAGATCTGCTTGGCATCCTGGGCTTCAGCCAGCGCGTCAGTAGCTGGGGAATTGGCCACAGGCTTAACACCCAGGGAAGCTACCACCTTGGCAGCTTCCTTGCTGGCTGTGATCTGATTGGCCTGGGCTTCAGCAAGCTGCTTGGCCAGGGTATCCTTCTCACCTGTGAGGATGGCAATGATGCTTTCCGCATCAGCCAGCTTCTTTTGGGCTTCAGTGGCCTCAAGCTTGATGGCTTCAGTGCTGGCCATCTTCTCAGCTGCTAAGGCTTCAAAAGCCTTCTTCAGCTCAGAGTGTTCAGCCTGGGCAGTGCCAAGGCTGGCATTGAGCTGAGCAACCATTTCTTCAGGGGTGGAGGATGTAATTTCTGTGGCCATCTTATTAATGCACCAATGGTCAAATCACTTCTTGAAAGCTTTGGCCTGGATACCCTGGCTGGCTGTGCCTTCCAGCTGGCCAAGCAGGATCTTCAAGCTGTCGGCCAGACCTGTCACCAAGCCCTTTGCTGCAGCTTCTTTGCCAGACATTGTGCCACCATTTAGATCAGCATCAGCCACCATTGTGCGCTTCATCTTCACGGAAGCCTTAAAGCTGTTGGCAGCATCCATCACGGATTTCTGCAGATAGGCATCCTGGGCTTCAGTGATTGGCAGGCCAGGGACACCAATGCCCTTAAGCTCATCAGATCGATAGATGCGGACATTGATGC